TTGTTTTCCATGATGTATTTCAGCACAGAAACGTTACCAGCTTGGGACACCTTTTGTGTGCTCAAATAACCGAATTGAGCAGGAGGTAACAAAATGTCTTTTGCGATAACGGCATAGCCAGAAGCAGCCCAAACAGCTGTCAGCATGGTGTTGATGTCGGCCAAGATTTCGTCAGGAGTTTTCTTCAACCAGGTGGTGAAACCAGATACTCCAGAAGCGACAGAAGAAACGGTACCATAGGTAGAAACCAAAGCGTTGTTAACCATACCACCCAAACCAAGACCGGTATCTCCGACATAAACTTGCTCGTCGATATCCATTTGGTGTTTCAGGGTCAAAGCTTCGAATTTTTGTTGGTCAATTGGTCTGCCTAAACGGGCTGCAGCTTCCAATTCGAAAATGGTGTAAGTTAGCTCATTACCCCAAGCCGTCAAAGGATTTGCTATTTTAGCAATATCAATTGAGGTAGTAGGAACTTGAGTCGCTTTACGACCGATCCACGATTTGCCGGTTCCTATTCCTTGGCCTTGACCTAAGCCACCATTAGAAGCAAAGCTTGAAACGGTGAAGGAGGAAACGTCATCCGCGATAGTTACATCGTCTCGTAAGTCGATGTCACGACCCCAAGTAACGGCCGCCAGAGGTTGATGGAGGGTTAAGTCCAAACGCTCCAACTCACCGACCAGGAATGCGCCAGTTGAGTCCACAGTACGTCCGTCACGCATGGTATAGGCTTGATCAAAAGCTTTACCGCGGTGTGTGCCATTACTATCGATTACTTGATTGAAAGCTTGGTCATAAGTCAAGCCGTCAGTTGTTTTTGCTCTGATGATGTTTCGATCACCAGGCAGGATTAGTTTAGATTTTTTCATTGCTTTTCCTGTGAATGTTAAAAGTGGTTATCGAAATTAGTTGTTGAAGACTAATTCAGCATAGCCGTTGGCATCTACGCCACTATTCCAAACTGCGTTGGTAATAGTTGCTGTGCTACCGCCTGTCGCTACAGCTTCAAACGAGCCCTGAATGTGAGCACCGGCAGTGGCCGCATTCCAGATATAAACCGCGCCACCCTTAACAGGTGTTTGGCCTGCTGGTACAGCTGCGATAATAGCACCACGACGCAATATATCAACTTCGCCAGAAACAGGAAGCGGTCCGCCACCGATAGCAACAGCAGCAAAGTTGTTACTAGAAGTCGCTTGTTGGAATGGGAAAGTACGAACGGTGATACCATACAATGCCAGCGAGCCAGTACCGTCACCGGTGATCAGCTTACGCACGCCATGCGAGGTAGCATCAAGGATAACACCTTGACCTGCCAAGGTTGGCGCATTGGTTAAGTCCGATTGCTCGGGATAAATATCCACAGGATGCGTTCTTGTAACATCACCAGGATAGCCAGCACCCATTCTGAACTTGAATGCTGCATCTTTTGTCTTGCATCTGATTTTTTTCATTTCTATACCTTATTATTTGTTGGAAGCGTAAAATGCCTTGTTCGCGGCATTAATTTCTTCAAGCGTTTTGACATGCGTCTTAACGGCTTGAAGATTTTGAATGGAGTCACGAACGCCTTGGGAGTTGTTCGAAAGCCTTTTGATTGCAGCAGCGGACCGGAACAATGTTCTTATTGCATCACAAGTCATTCTGCTGGTGTCGACTTTCTTGCCACCAGTTAAGTCAGCGAACATGGCTGAGGAGGTATCCATCGCCAAAGCTTGGTCAACTGCCTTTCTGCGCAGAGAACAAATCTTCTTAGCAGTTTGGCCGGGTTTCGCCATACGATCATAGGTAGGCATTTTAATTCCAGGAGCTAGTATCTCCGCCAGCGCGATTGTATCTTTCATACTTTCGCCCAAAAAGCGGGAATCAAGAGCCTTGCGAGAATCTTTAGAAGGAGTACCTTCGGGAGCTTCTTCTTCTAAGAATTCCTCTAGGTCTTCCCCAGCATCCAAAACTTCTTCCGATTCTTCAGCAGGAGTTTCTTCCTCTGCCGCGCTGTCAGTAGCTCCACCAATCTTCGCTTCAATAGCGTCAAGGCGTGCCATGATAATATCAAGGCATTGCTGCATAGGGTCGACGTTGGCTTCAGGCTCAGCTTCGGTATTAGGATCGTCTTCGGTGGGAACGCTTTCTTCGACTTGCTCACCATTGGTGTGGACATGGATATGGGTATCCCCGCCATCACCAGGAATGTCTTCTTGCATGAAGTCTTCGTCGTCAACAGCCTCATTGATAATAGTGTTCAATTCCTCTGCATCTTTTGCTTTGTTAGCTCGGAACAGCAAGTCCATGACTTTCGCCAGACCTTTCTTGTTCTGAACCGTTTTTTTGCCATAGCGGGTACTTGCTGCCATTTGCATTTCCTCTAGTTTTAATGGTAATTCATCTTTGATTGCGCAACGTGAACCGCACCGTCCCTGTTCTACTAGGGCAATATGATTCACAATAATATTGGACTGGCGTCCCTTTCCTTCTTCAAGTTCTTCATAGTCGGCATCATAGCCTAAGGAGATTTCTCTTTTACCATTTTGAATAGCAAAGATGCCTTCCTCGGTGGTTATAAGTAAGTCCATGAGAAGCATGTCGTCAAGGGCACCCTCACCCCGCCGGACATTTAAGGCCACACCATGCGCATGTTTCTTCCAGGTTTCTGGAGTAACATCATCGTCTGGGTGGTCGTTGGTAACTGGTTTGCCAATAGCGGAGGCTATTGTTTTTGGATTGAAGACGTCTTCGTCTTCGCGGTAGATCCGGACAATTCCATCCTTACCAGAGGCAATGGGGGTTTCATCCGGACCATAGAGCATTATGCCTGTGCGAGCGGCAGGGACATCCTTGCACAAAAGGAAACCTTCAGGAGTCAGTTCCTGATTAGGACCGATTGAAAAGGTAGTAAAACCGCTCGCCCGAATGGCCATAGTTAGAACGCCACTCCGCTAAAGTCGCCCGAGGTCTCAACCGCGGCAAAGGAGCAGGCGGCGGATAAAGCCGTCACGGCAATTTGAACTTTATTAAAACCAGTGACATTAACCTTAAACAGGGTTGTGGTTATCGCGCCGGCAGCAGCCACCGTTGGGGCAGCCGTTCCAATAGCAGGATAGGTGTAAGCATTTAAAGCTATCCACGTAGCCCCGTTATCAACCGAGCCTTGCGCGGTTGCCGCTAGCCCGGTACATGTCCCACTAAACTTACCAGCTAATGTGGCAGAACCGAAAGTGCTCATCACTAAGTTTTGAGCGCCTGTTGGCAAGGCAATTGAAGGTTGGGTAAAAGTGGGGATGTAGGTCGGGTTCTGATAGGGAGCCGCGACTTCAGCAGATGCGACAAAGGCACCCAACATTAAAATCAAGGCGGTAAAAATAGTAAATTTTCTCATCTTGTGAATTCCTGAATTGATTGGATTACTTTTAGAGGTCAAAATATTATATAATGGGTTCCTTTAAAAAGGAACGGATTATTTTTTAGGAAAGTAAAACTCCGCCAGAGTCAACAAAAGCTTTTGTCAAGGAGGCAACAGTAGTGGTTTGATGCTGTACGCCACCTGGCAAGCTCGCCCAAATATTGCTAACTTTTTCTAGGGCAGAGGCAAGGCGACCAGCTTCAATATCAGCCAAAGCTTTCCGTTCTTTTATCTGCTGGATAGCGCATAGGTCTTGGGCAATCTTCCCAAAGGAACCACCCTCGCACCGTTCCAGATGAAGTTTCTCCAAATACACTAGCCAGTAGCGATAAAGGAGCTGGTATCTTCCAGAGGCTGAAGAATAGTTATTAATGGAGTTTATCCACACCTTTGGATGCGGATGCCTTGAATAATCCTCGAATAAGCGTCCTCCAACCATTACATTGTAACCGTCATCGCCTTTGCCAAAGGTTCCTTCACTCTTTGCAATGACGTCTAGGAAAGCCTTCAGATTCTTCGATGGCATGGATTAATCCTCTGTCCAGGTAATAGAGATGTCAAGGATTGTTCCGGCAGGAATAGTCTGACCGTTTAGGTTCAAAGCAAAGCTATCATTAATCCCTCGAAGAACCGGTGCCTGTTCATTATTCTGACCAAAGGCAACTGCCCAAGGTTGGAGAGTTGCTGCGGTAGCGGCCGCTGCCAGCGAATAATGGTCAGCCCGTAGCAATAGGCCATACCCAAGTGCCGTAGGATTCACGGAATAAGTTTTAGCTTGGGAAGACGCCGCTACAGCGGCACTACATGGCGTTGCCGATGCTCCTGTTGCCACAAAATTAGTTCCTGCGGTATTGGAAGCAGCACCGATTGAGTTACAAGCTGTGGATACCGGGCTTGCTACGATCTGATAGGAGTTTCCAATTACGAATGGGGTATTGGTTATCGTCGGGTAATTGG